CTTATTCGTCGCACCGACTGCGTTGCGATTCGCCAGACCCATCTGGCCAGCGTTGAGCTGCTTGGCACCAGCGTTAATCTGTGCGTTTGCCTCGGTCAGGGGCTTGATCTGCGCGTTCATGTTGTTCAGGGCGGTGTTCACCTGCTGAGCGGGACGTGCGGTATTCATTATACTATGTGCTTAGAATTTAAATAAGTTACGAAGTAACTCACCGCCGGGCCGAAGGCCCTCCTTCGGACTGGTTGGATTTAGAATTTAGTTTTCGTAAGCGTCGGGGATCCTGAAAGGGCGAGTGAATCGCTCTGACTCGCCCCCTGGGAATCGACCCAGTAGTGAGCGAGGTAGACGGTCAGTCCGACGATGATGGAGGATGACAAGAGGAATGACTTTTGCGTGTTGAGGTACAGGACGGCATCGTCAACCACCTTGATTCCTGTGGGTTTCGTGATCAGTTTGGGGACGACATAGACCATGAGGAAGTTGATTGCTATGGCGGCCCAGATGTAATTCCAGTCAATGTCCATTACATTAACTGAATACTTTATTTCACTGCGTGCTTCTTGCAGAAGTTCCCGCAGGTTGCTGGGAAGGGGCAGGGGCGGTTCTCGAGCGTGCGCGACTTGCAGGTTGGCCCCTTGGGTTTTGCGGTTGGTGCCTTCTCTTCGCGGCCCGGCACCTTGTTGGTCTTCTGGAGCGTGTGGCGCTTCCCTTCGATCTCGAGGGCCCGCTCGCGCGACCGCAGCGCCGAGTCAGCAAACTTTTCGGGGTCGAGCGTGCCGGTCTTCTGGGCGTCGGTGTAGAACTTTTGCCAGAGCTCACCACCCTTGCCCTTGGGCGGCTCCAGAGGCTTGCGCTCGGCTGGGACTGCAACCACCCGTTTGCGCATGTCTGTACACGTCACCGGCTCTCCCATCGGGCGAGAGTACGGCTTGGGGCGGACAGGCATCATCTTCGGAGCGCGCATTTTTTTTGGATACCAATCTCGTACTTTTTGAGGTGAAAGTCGAGAACAGAACCACTAAACCAAGTGGCGCGACGAGCAGTCCTGTGTTTTTTGGATACAAGTACATGTTCTTCACTTGCTTATATACCCACCCAGACCTGAAGAAAAGAGTGCTGATGGGTTTAGACGATCGCACGTCCACCGAAGTTGTGCCGTGGGAAAATAGCCCTTAAACTAGCCTCTCTGTGACGAGCGTTGCGTTGGGCCTTTCTGGCGCGTACTAAGTTAGCGGCGCGTTCTCTCCAACTTTTCTGTTTTGGCGCACCTGCTACCCGAAGTAGTCCAGATGATCTCAGTTGCGGCGCCGCTACTTCCTGGAGAAGATTAGCCCGCTTTGGCAGTGGTGCTGCTACTTCCCGGAGAAGATTGACCCGCTTTGCCACTGCATTTTTCTGTTTCAAGTTCTCTGCTTTCGCAGCAGCAGTCGCCGCCTTGTTCGCCGCCTCTACAGCTGCCGCCGCCTTATTAGCCGCAAGTGCGTTAGCCGCAGCTTTGTTTGCCAATTTACGTTCTAGAACGGCTCGAGCAGCATTTGCGTTTGAGATCTTTGCGATAGCCGCTTCCCTTTTCTTTATAGCCTCGTTAAACAGTAGGTTTGCTGCACGTCTAGTTCCCCGTGCATACACATTTTCGGGAAATTGTTCGAGTGTGTTATGAAAATTATTGTTCGAATTCGAGTTGTTGAGTGGGAGTGGGTACGCGTCATTGTACAAATGATTGTTTACCAAAGCGTGTGATTTCGGGCCATTGTTGTTGTTGGACAAATAGTTGCGCGTATTTTCAAACTTATTTGGAACAGGCGCTTTACGGTAACCCGCATTCTGAGCGCCGCGAATCATGGCGATTGATCTCTTCCGTGATGCATTCGCGTTTGCCGCCTTTGCGTTCGCCGCCGCCTTTGCTTTCTGTTTAGCATTTTGGTTAGCAAGGATTCTGGCAATTTGCTTTGCTTTGGCCGCATTTTCGCGCGCCTTTCGGGCGATATTCACAAGTCTCTTATTATTCAGCTTAACAACTGGGACTGCAGAGACGGTCGGAGTCGCACCTTTCTTTGTGTACTCTGTGCTTCCAATCGTGAGCACCTTTTGTCTACGCGCATTCTTCACCCGTCGTTTTGCTTCTTCAAGATTTCTTTCTGCGGTATTCAATCTTGATTTGAAATTGGGAATGTTACCACGACTGACACGCACGCTCGTCCAACTTCGCTTCAGATTCTCCACCTTCTGTTGAGCATTTTGCTGTTTTCTCAAAAGACCCATGACGTGTTGTTTCCATCCTATGCTCAGTTTGTAATTGATTGGTGCAAGTTTCTTGCGCGCATACATCTTGTTTGCAAGGTTTTGAACTTTAGCTTTTGCACCACCAAATAGACGACGGAACGCCCCCGGTTTTGATCCCAAGGCGATTTGTCGCTCGAGATTTCTGTATTCCTTCGTGGTACTCAAGTATGAACCACGGTTACTCATATGATATTATGTACGAATTTATTTTCAAATTGAGTATTAGAATGAAGAATTGGGGTCCTTACTTTTGGGGCACTCTTCACCTTGCCTGTTTGTCCGCTCCCAATGTACTGACTGAAGAACACAAGACTGCCTTCCAGGCGCTTGTCGAAAGTTACACCAAGGTTCTTCCGTGTCCCATGTGCCAAGTTCACTTTACCGAGGTTCTTCAAAAATACCCACTCCAGGATAGCCTGAACACGGCAGAAGATCTCTTTCTGTGGTCAGTTACCGTTCACAATGTAGTGAATGCAAACATCGGAAAACCTCAGGTGAACCCCATCGAAGCCTTGAATTACTGGGCGGAACGTCTAAACTACAGTCCTTCATCTGAAAATGAATTTCAAATTGAAATTGTGGCTGTGATTTTACTGACGATTGCATTGATTTCTTTTCTGGTCATAAAGTAAATGGATTCAAAGGCGGCTCAGCACGCCTTTCACAACCTGGTTCTGACGGGCAAGGGGGGTCTCGTGCTTCTCTTGCTGATTCTGAGTCTCGTAAATGCTCACACGGAGTACATTCAAAAGGAGCCCCGTAAGTTTCTTGGCGGTGTTTTGAACTTTGCACTGACGGGTGCATTGGCGGGAGGTTTCGTCGCATGGAATCGTGGCGGTGACGCTGACATGATTTTCAACACCGTCTTCATCTCAACCCTCTTCTTCTTCTTTTTCGGCGTCTGCCGTGAGTTTTCCGGATATTACAAACTGGTAGCTGGCGAGACTGCCGGATCCCAGAAAATGGCACAGGAAGCAAAGGTGCTCAAGTATCTGGCAATCGCACTTGCAGTGATTATGATACCACTTGCAATTGGCCTAACCTACAAGGCGGCAAAGAATGGTAACACGTCACCCACCGGGCTCAACTGGCCCTTCCCAGTTGAGCTTCTTCTCTTTACCCTGATTTGTGGGATGGGTGAATACGGCGTGGCGTATCAGCACGGAGAGAAGGGTGGCTTGGTCATTGCCGAGAGCTTCGGTCTGTACGTGGTGGCCCACCTGTTCCTCCAGTACGGTGGATTTTACAAACACGTTTTCTCACCAGTCAGCTGGAACAAGTTCAACTAAAGAATTTAAAACCTAAATTTGAAATGCAATATGAACGTCTCAGTCATGTCGAACATATACTCAAGCGTCCCGACACTTATGTTGGATCCCTCCACCCCGAACCTGCCTCCTATTGGGTTCGAGATGGGGACCACTTCAGCATTTGTCAGCTTTCTGTTGCACCTGGCTTGGTGAAGATATTTGACGAGGTCCTGGTCAACGCAATCGACCAGCACTCCATGCACCCCAAAAAGGTGAACAAGATTGAAGTCGCGACGGGCAAGGACTTTGTTTTTGTTCGAAACTACGGCGTATCTATCCCAATCAAGAAACACGAGACTGAGAAGGGCACCGATGGAAAGCCCATTTGGATCCCCGAGCTCATCTTTGGGCACCTTTTGACCAGCTCCAACTACAACGACGAGGAGCAGCGCGTGACCGGTGGTCGGAACGGATACGGTGCCAAGCTAGCCAACGTGTTCAGTTCGAAATTTAACATCAAAATTAGTGATGGTAAGAAGATCTACATGCAATCTTGGACCGACAACATGAGCAAGGTTGAGCCGCCCGATGTCATCACCTCGCCCGACAAGATCTGTCCGTACGTCTCCATCACTTTCTATCCAGACTGGAAGCGTTTCGGTGGTCCGGGTGACTTTGCCAAGCTCGCGGAGAAGCGCGTGTGGGACGCCGCAATGTGGTGTTCAAAGGCCGAGGTATATTTGAACAAGGAATTGCTCAAGGTCCCGAGCCTGGAGGAGTACGTCAAGATGCACGTGGGCGACGTGCCGATGGCCAAGATGCACACCGAAAACTTTGACATTGTTGTTGGTCACTCGACATCTGGCGCCTTTCAGCAGTGCTCGTGGGTCAATGGCATCTCCACTACCAAGGGTGGGACCCATGTCGACAAGGTGGTCAAGGTGATCATGGATGAGCTTCAGAAGGACAAGCGGGTCACGGTCAAGCCCGCACAAATCAAGGCGAGTCTCTTTCTATTTGTGCGGGCAGTTGTCGTCAACCCTACGTTCAGCAGTCAAACCAAGGCGGAGTGCACGTCAAAAATTACCGATACCATTGAGCCGAAACCAAAATTCATCAAGGATATCCTCGCCAGTGGAGTCCTCGATGACCTTGTGGCTCTCGGGGCGGCGAAAATCGACAAAGAGCTCAAGAAGACAGATGGGTCCAAAAAGTCGCGCATTACGGGCGTTCCGAAGCTGGATGATGCTAATTGGGCCGGTACTCATCGCAGCACCGAGTGCACTCTTATTATTACCGAGGGTGACTCGGCGAAGGCCCTTGCTATTGCCGGCTTGAGCGTTGTGGGCCGTGACAAGTTTGGCGTGTTTCCACTGCGGGGTAAGCCGCGCAACGTTCGGGACGCCACCATAAAACAGGTGACGGAAAATGAGGAATTTTCCAACCTTAAAAAGATCCTCGGGCTCCAACATGGTAAGGTTTATAACTCCCTGAGAGATTTACGGTACGGCCGCCTGATGATCATGACCGATGCGGATCTGGACGGTTCCCATATCAAGGGGCTCGTGCTGAACATGATCCACGTGTACTGGCCTCAGCTCATCGGACTTGGATTTGTGGTTAGCATGGTGACACCTGTCATCAAGGCGGGCAAGACGTGGTTTTTCACAGAGGAGGCTTTCAGGGACGCGTCAACAAGTGGCCCGGTGAAGTACTACAAGGGTCTCGGGACATCCACCAGTGCCGAGGCGAAGGAGTACTTCAAACAGATTGACAAGCTGACGGTTGGCTTTGGCACAGATCCTCACCTGACTGAATCGATGACTCTGGCATTTAGCAAGGCGCAAGCGGACGATCGCAAGGAGTGGCTTGCGAAGCACATGGCGGCTCCACCAAAGGGAATTCCGTACGGATCAATCAAGACGTTGACCGTGACTGATTTCATCCACCGGGACTTGGCCAACTTTAGCGCTGAGGACATCAAGCGTTCGATCCCTCACGTGGCGGATGGTCTGAAGCCAAGTCAGCGCAAGGTGATTTATGCCTGCCTCAAGAAGAACCTGACGTCAGACATGAAGGTGGCTCAGCTGGCGGGCTACGTGGCGGAGCAGACGGCGTATCACCATGGTGAGGCGAGCCTCCAAGGTACGATTGTCAACTTGGCTCAAAACTTTGTGGGCGCCAACAACCTGAACCTCTTGGAGCCGAGTGGACAATTCGGTACGCGTCTTGCTGGTGGCAAGGATGCTGCAAGCTCTCGTTACATTTTCACTCGCCTAGCACCGTGGACCAAGAACATATTCGATCCGAGTGACAATGCGGTGCTCAAGTACGTCACGGATGATGGGCAGACCGTCGAGCCGGAATTCTACGTTCCTGTCGTGCCGATGATTCTGATGAATGGTGCAGAGGGTATCGGAACTGGGTTCAGCTGCTACGTTCCTCCTTTTGATCCGGAGGCGATCAAGCAGAACATTCTGTGCGGACTCGATCAGGTGCCCATGGTGCCGATGAAACCCCACTTCAAGGGGTTCAAGGGGAAGATGACCAAGACGAAGGATCACACGTGGATCATGGAGGGTGTCGTTCAGAAGGAGGGGACGCAGCTCCACGTGACTGAACTCCCCCCGGGTAAGTGGATTCAGGACTTCAAAGAGCACTTGGAGGATCTCGTCGAGAAGAACACGATTCAAAAGTACGAAAACCATTCGACGGAGACGCAGCCAGACTTTCGAATTTGGGGCTTTGCAGGGGAGGACCCGGTCAAGGAGCTGGGCCTGATCAAGACGATTCACACGAGCAACATGTACCTGATTGGCCCGAAGGGTGCCGTCAAGAAGTACGCGAGCCCAGAGGAGATTCTTTGCGACTACATCGAACTTCGCACCGACCTGTACAAGAAACGCAAGGCGCATCTCGTTCGCGAACTCGAGTCGGAGATTCAGTGGATCAACACCAAGCTCGAGTTTATCAAGGGGGTCATCCACGGAACAATCAAGGTGCTGAACGAGCCGCTTGACAGTGTCAAGTCGCAGATGCGAAAGCGCAAGTTTGAGGAGGAGTATGTTCCCAAGCTGCTCGACATCAAGACGTACAACTACACGCAAGAAGAGGTGGCAAAGCTAGAAACGCTTGCTGCAAAGCGTCATTCCGATCTACAGATACTCAAGAGCACGAGTGTGGTGCAGATGTGGAAAAATAACCTGAGCCAGTTGTAGATGTCAGAATTCTTTACTGACTTGAAACCTGTAACACGCCAACAAGCACTCAAAACCAGACTTTCGTCCGTCTTTCAAAAAACACTCAATCTCGAACGGAAAATTCAGGCACGTGTTCTAGGTACCATAGTCCCAGCATTCGTGCCACCAGAAGCCCCGTCAGGACCGGTAGAGGCCCCAGTTGTTCTACAGCCGGTCCAATTGAGTGGTTTCTTTACAGCCACGTCACAGAATGTAATCACCTTTTACGTCATGACAAGCTGGCCGATGCTTCCTGGGGGTGCACTGGTTCCACTGGGCCCTGGGTGGAGAGCGATTGGTGTGACAAACCTCGTAGGAAATATCATCGTCACGAAAGTCAAGAACGAGGCGGGTGCAGTTGAGACGAATCCCGGAACGTCGTCAGAATCATATTTGTGGTCATTCGAATGTCAAACTGACACGGAGCAGAATATTCAGAATTATCAGGGTGTGATTGGCGCCGTGTTGTACCCACCGGATGCTGGATCTCTCGTTACAAACTCCATCACGGGCATTCTTGATGGGTTTTACTACGTGACACAGGGTCGCCTCGTGTACTACATTCGAGGAACTGTTCCCATGATGTTTGGGCCTCGGTGGTCAGTCTCAGGACTCAAAGGATTGAAGAGCATCAATGTCATGACAAACAACTTTGTGACAACACCCGGTACGGTCAAGGATTCATACGCATATGACTCCTACGTGACATTGACGAGCGAGCAGGTTGAGGACAACACCATGGACCCCGTCTATGGAACTGTGACGGTTCAACAACCACCAGATCAGTCTCGTGTGATTGGTGCAAATGTGATGTACAAGTCTGACTACTCTTCGAATCTGTCCGTCGTCATCAATTCAAACATCAAAACAACTGGGGGAGCGCCTCTTCGCGACCTAGGTCAAGATGTCAAGGGGCATCAACCAATCTTCCAAGACACATACAAAGATCTCGAAAAGGAGGGATACAACGCCGGTACGACATATTCTCTGTACGCGGTCGGCCCCCAAGAGAAATACACGACTGGAAAAGATGACACCATCTGGAACACGGACTACCCTCAACACACCAATTTCGTCTGTTACCAGCGGTATGTCCCTATACAAGGATCTAAATTTCTAGGCGAAACAATCACCATCGAGCTCAAACCAAAAGAGCTCGGAGACCTCATGTGCAACATGTATTTTACGTGTCAGCTTCCAACCCTGACCAATTCGTCAAACATCTACGTCAACCAGGTGGGGCGAGCTCTCATTGCACAGTGTGATTTCATGATTAACGACACGGTCGTTGAGACGGTCTACGACGACTGGTTCTTCATCAAGGACCAGGTGTTTCTCGACTCGGACGAACAGACGGCGATGTTTTCAGCCGTCAATGCTGGATCTACATCATCACTGAGTCCTACGACAACCACCACCACGATATGTCTCCCGCTCGAGTACTTTTTCTGTCGCAGACACTCACACTTGACCAAAGGGCGTGAACGTCTCCGGCGACCATACTTTCCACTGTGCGCTCTGTACAATCAACGAATTTACATTCGAATTCAATTCAATCCGTGGCCGTGGATTTCAAACGACTGGAATCCATCTGCGGCAGTTCCATCCACCACGTACAAAGAGATTATCAACCCAGCACTCATCCTCGAAGAGATTAAGCTGACTGAAGAGGAGAAGTTGTACTACAAGACGAAGAAACTTCGTTACGTGGTGAATCGACTCAAGAAGGAGGGGGTCCAGGCGTTCAACAGTGCCACCACACAACTGCAGCTCACGGCCAGCTTCCCGGTCCAGATGCTCATTTGGTTCATCAGAAACAAAAAGTACGAGACGGTGACATCGAGCCTGTACACTGACGTGCGGTACGAGTATGGGTTTACGACCAAGTACATTCAGACTGCAGTGTCACTGCCATTCACATCCGGGACGTCCTATTTCGTGGACCCGGTTGAAACGGCAAAGATTGTGCTCAACAATATGGACATTACAAGTACATTTCAGGGGTCCCTCTATTACGCATTCAAGCAGCCCTCCGAGCACAACTTGTCCGTACCGGCAAAGAACATATACATGTATTCCTTCGGGCTCAATCCGAAAGAGTACAATGCGGGGGGATATATCAATTTTTCTAAATTGGATTCGCAAACGACGACGCTCAAGCTCGTTTTTGTCCAGCAATACGCCACGCAGGTCAACCAGGGGTACAATTTATATTTGTTCTACTACGGGTACACGATCCTCGAGTTCGAGAATGGATTCGCCCGCCTTCCGTTCATGTAGACCATCCAAGTCCTTTGGATTTGTCGTCAACTCCGTCTTGTTGTTGATAAGATATGCGATGATGCCATTCGTGATGCACCACCGAATAAAATTAAGCTGAGCCACCGTAGTGGTCAACCCCTGGAACTCGATGCGTTCGGTCCGACAAAATGGATCGAAAAGCTTCTTCGAGTATCCGTCAAGTGACGACTTGTAAGCCACGTGGACAGTAAAAATCTTTCCATTTGGCCCCGTGTACGTCACGTGACGTGTCTTGGAATAGTTCGTTACAAACCACTCCAAGTTGCGAAGGGATATACCCTTTCTATGCGAGAGAACATCATGTAGCTGTTCGGCGTTTTGCTGAATGCTGAAAAAACGGGTGAGACTCTCGAGAAGTAAGCTTGACTTGGTCATTGTACTATTAACCTGCTAAATGTTTAAGCGGCTTACGGGCGCACAACCCCATGTGACTTGTTGAGGAGCCGGATTTGGAACTGTATGCGCCTTTGAAACAGGAATCTGCTTCTGATGAAAGAGACAGTAGCCATTGTGCTGGGGCTCCTTGAGGCATCGCTTCTTGCTTTTGAGCACCCCTTGACAAAACCGCACTTCGACATCTGCCGTATCTTGTACAAGGCGCACAAGCGGAATGTCGTACAACTTCGAGATGACATCGAGCGACTTGCTGACGCGAAGAGCAACCCGGCGGTTCACCTCCTCCTCGATCAATTCTGTAATCTGACGTTCCATTTTTACTTACTAATTTAGGAGTGTTTTTCCTTAACTTTTTTTCTCAGTCTACGACAACAAATGTTCCATAATTTCTTCAAACTTCTTGTGGCACTGATCGTCACAAATCTTAGTTTCGCAGGTGTAATGCATTCATGGGTTACAGACAGTGACATGTCAGGCCTCCGCAAAGGAAGCACGGACCGATTCGTCGATTTGCTCTACTTTTCTATCGTCTCATTCTCGACTACTGGGTACGGAGACATTGCACCCAAATCGACACGAGCGAAGATGGCAGTGTGTCTTTTTCTTATGTTTGTGAATATTGCAGCGATTTACGGAATTTACAACGCATTGGTCACTTCGGCGTGAAAAACTGCGTGATGGTCCGAACCTTGGGCTGGAAGATGAGCTTCTCCGTGTCACGTCCCAAGAGCGGCTCCAAGAGGTCACACACCGGCTTCTTGAGCTGATTCGTGAAATAGTACTGGTAGTCAATCTTAATCTTCTTCTCGAGAACCCACTCGGGATCCTCCGCCTTTTCAAACATCTTTGCATTCTTAGGACCCTCGACAATCACAAATGCGACGCGATCCCCTTGTTGAGGCTCGGATCCAGGCGCACGCTTGCGAATCTTGTCCCGAACCTCCACGTGAGGCATCCTCACCTTGTAGTTTGCCGCCAATTGCTTACTCATCAGCAACTTGTCCGTAGGCACCTCACCGTTCGTCAAAGCCTTGGCTGCTTGCTTTGCAAACTCCACCGGTGGGCGCGGATCGTCACTCTCCAGAATCATCTCCAGGAGCTTCTTGAGAGTTTCACGCACGTACGGACAACTGTCCCGTCGGACCACCTGCAGTCCCTTGACGTCAATCTTCTTGAAGACGACGGCACCGTCACGCCCCTTCTCATACATCTTGGCGGCGTAGCGCTTCTTCGAGTACAGAAAGTACGGACAGTACACCTTCTCCAATTCCAGGTCGTTTGGCGCCTTGAACAACTTAGTACACTGCTCGGCAGCCTGCTCACCCTGTTGCCATGAGTAATCAATCGCCTCTTGACCTTTGCGACCTTGCACGTCAAACTCCACCATCACAGAGTCAGTATCTCCGTACCTTACGTGAGCACCCGGAAAATTAGCCTCGACGTAATTCTTCGTCTCCTCAATCATCTGGCGACCTCGCATGGTGACTGTGCTCGCAATCGCCACCAGAGGCAACATACCCTTGGAAGCCCCCGTAAACCCATAAATAGAATTCATCGAAATCTTGTACGCAAGCTGTTGGCCGTTGTACACCGCCTCCATCGGCGTCCCTTCCGCAGCCGCCATGAGCTTCTTCGCCTTTTTGCGAAACGCCTTGAGGTCCGTCAGGATGACTGGCAGGAGACTCGGTACATTTTGTGCAAAACGAAACTGACCAAACTGCTCGTACTCAACCCCCTCAAGGTTGTCAAACTGTGGGTCCATGACCATTGACGAGTAGCACAAATTGTGTGCGCACATGATGCTCGGGTACAGACTCGCGAAATCGAGTGCCGTGATTGGGCCGTAGTACGCGCCAGTCTGAGCATCCAAAACAGTCGCACCTTGATAGCCATCATCCGGGCCAGATACGAGTGGCTTTTTGAAAACTGGAATGATAAATCCAAGCTGTCGAGCTTTGTACGCCATCTGACTAAACACCTTGATCTGCTGTCCACGCTCGCTCAGAAAGGACAGAGGCACCCAACACGCCTTGGCCATCTCAATCTGGTTCTGGAGCTGACACAGCTTGTCGAGCAGTTTGTGGGGCAGGACCGTATCCTGAATACAGTACTCCGCAACCTCCCCGAGACGCTTCGGATCACCCTCCGCGAAACGACTGAAAATCTCCTTGACTGGCATGTCATTCTTCTGATCCTTCAGAAAGTGCTTCGACACGTTGTTCAGCGAGTAGCTCTCCAGTTTGTGCTCACGCTTGACATCCTGGAAAAAGTCAAACACGTACCGGCCACGCATAGGCACCAGCTTGAGCAAGTTGTTTCCGAGCGCACTCGACGAAAGGTTCTTCGTGACCAACTCGATCGGTGAATCCTTGAATCGACCCCAGGTTGGCGCAAGGCCACACAAGACAGAACGAACTTGAAGATACTCCAAGTCAAAGCCAAAGATGTTCCAGCCAGTCATAATGTCTGGATCAACTTCTGTGAGGTACTTTTCAAACCGCTCAAGCAGTGCTCGCTCCGTCTCGAAACTCTCACAGTCGGCAGCGTCAGTCTGTTTGAGACAGAGGCACTTGCGCACCATGGGTTCGTCCGAGCCAAACGTGCGAGTCGTCATGCCAATCTGAAACACAACGTCCCGAGTGGTGTTTGGGTTTGGAAACTCACCAGTTGACGAGTAGCACTCAATGTCAAAGGACATGACCCGAAGAGGTGCCACGTCATCTCGGTCGACTGGGGTGATGTTTTTGTAATCCTCAACCCACAAGTTTACGTTGCATGACGTGGAGTAGTCGGGTGTTCCCCCAGCCACCTCAAACCACCCAGTCGACCGCACACCCGACACGTGCATGAAACGCAGGACTGGATCCATGTTCGACTCGTAAATCTTCAACTGACCAAACGCCTTGAGATCCTCCCATCGGTCGTCCCGCTCCTTCATCCGGTCAATCATCGCAGCACAGATTCGCATCGACTTGATCGTCTTGAATGTTAGCTTGACAAATCGCTCACGAAGACCATTTCGAAACCCCCAGAGGTCCTTGGCCAGAATCTCCTGAATCTCTGTGAGATCATAAAAGTGCCGACTCAGAGCATTCTTTAAAACGGCAAACTTGTGGCTTGGTCTAATTTTGATGAAAAAATAGGGTTCAAAAGGAGTCGACACGCAGATTGACCGTCCATCTTCACACCGACCATAGATTCGAACAATGTAACGGTCATCAACGTCATCCCCTTCCCAGGCTACAGCCTGGCTCTGCATCTCCGTACCATTTCAGAGATTAATATCTTAAAGTACAGTAAATGAGCAAGGTTTGGTTCGTTCATGCCGACACGTCGTCTACCACTGCAAACACAGTCATAAAGAACTCCGGAATTGATTCCTTCGACTGTGCTGTGATTCTCGGTCAGACGCATCGCAAGGTTCGCCGCGTCGCACTCAAGTCGGTCGAGATGCCAGTCGGTTTTTACAACATTCGTGCTCCGTACAACAATCTGACAATCAACATTGCGGGGACCCCAACGTTATACACATTCAGTCCCGGTAACTACTCTGCAACTACATTCCTGAACACGCTGAACAACACGGTGACGCCCGCAATTGGTTCATTTTTCTTGAACACCCTGACGAACAAAATTCAGTACACATCAGTCGTCGGTGCATCGAGCATCGTGGGCGATCCACTGACGCTGGGATACTTTATGGGTTTTACATCGGACCAAATTGGCGTGATTATCGTCGCAAACAAGTCGTACAGTATCGACTTTGACAATTACGTCTGTATTTACATTGAAAATTTGCGTAACTCGTGCATGGAGCCATTTGCCGCCACGTTCAAGATTCCAATCACAGTCCAGAAGGGTGGTGTTGAGAATTGGACGTCAGACAATCGGTTCAAGCAGTCGATTGAAATTTTTGATCCAGATTACAAGATTGACCGGTTGAACATTCAGGTTCGTGATCGTTTTGGACTCCCACTGAGCAACAACGGTATCGATTGGTCATTCACCCTCGAGGTTGAGTCTGACACTTAATTTCTCCAACATAAGTAATATGAGTCGTACGATCGATGGAACGTTCAGTACGCAGTCCAAGAATACACCCGTACAACAGACCCGTCCCTATGACTTTGGCACGGATGCTATTGAGCGGCAGCGCGTGTCTCTCGGTCAGTCACTCATCGACGCCGATTTCGAGTATGGTATTCAGCCAACCAAGTGGCAGACTCATCAGGAGATTCGCAAGACTCCTAGTTTTTACGAGATTCCCGGTACTGACTTGGTGATTACAGACGTGGTTTCGGATGGCTATGCGGTATCTAACATTTACGTAGGAACCACGTCGCCTCAGCCCATAGTCGGCTCAGTCATCACCGTGAACGGTCTCACCAATTTTCAACGCACAGCTGATCGTGCAGAGGGATATTTCCTCGTCACCGCCAATTACACCACTCCTGGCTCATTCATTTCACTTCCTTCAAACACCTTCACGTACTTTTCAAAGGGGCAGATTAACACGGGTCAGATGGTCACCCCGTCCACCACAATTCGCCGAGGAAATGTGTTCAACTCTGGTAATTGCAGAATCACCGTCACCTCCATCACTCAAAACTCCAACCTGGTGCAAGTGTACACCTCAAACGCACACGGTATGCTTCCGGGTACGCCAATCACTTCAAACAACTGGTCGGGTGTCGGTGTCGCTGGTATGAATGGAAGCTTTTTCATCGAATCTGTCCCAGCGTCGAACACCTTCCTTTTCAGTTCGTTGGTAGCGGCTGTCGGTGGTACCACCCCCACTGGAGGCTCCATCTTCGTCCAGCCGTACTCGACGGTGACCCACCGTCCATTCGATGGTGGTGTGCTTCTGACGCCTCTCGTCACGACCCACGGTGCGATGGTGTGTCGTCAGTCGAAGAAGGTGTTCCGGTACCAGTCTGGTAAGGGTCTTCTGTGGTCCTCTGGTACCGTTTTCTGCCCAAATAACGACATTTCGCGCGTTGTCGCAAGTGGCACAGCCGTGGGAAGTAACATTACGGTTCAGACTGACGTGTACCACGGTGCACAGATCGGGGCTACAGCTCAAATTCGTGGCGTGAAGGACGTTGGTTTTAACGGGACGTATATCATTTCAAACATTAACGACTCCAAGTCGATTAATGTGGTGGCAACAACGATGCTTGGTTCCACTGTGCCCGCATTCCTTAATCAACCACGTTTCATCATTTCTCAGTGGCATGGTTCGAGTGCCCGTGCGGGATGCTTCGACGACCAGAATGGTCTCTTTTGGGAGTGGGACGGTCAGAATCTATGGGCTGTGAAGCGGTCGAGCACGTTCCAACTGGCTGGCACGGTTATCACTTCCGTGCAAGGTCAGGTGCTCGTTGGTAATACATACTCAGATTCGAGTATTTCACCAGTTACCATTGGTACACAGGGCATCACCTTCCCAACGACTGTCAACGTCGGTGACGTGAGTGCACAGGTGACACTGGCTTCGACAGCTGGTCTGTACAAGAACATGCACGTCATCTCCAGCTTCTACGCTGGTTATATCGGTACCGCATATATCATTTCAGTCGATTCAGTGACACAAATTACAATTGGATTTGCACCGATGACAGTGACTATTCCATTCGGAAGCCAAACACCAGCAGCTGGCACCCTTAGTTTCCAGCTCCCAACGACTCGTTTCCAGGATCAGCTCAAGGTGGGTGACAAGTTTGTTTTACGTGGAATGACCCATACAATCACAGCAATCTTGTCACAGGGTGTCCTGAATTTCAATCCACCATACCGCGGAACTACCGCACCAACCGTGCCCACCAAAGCGTCACGAGTGATTGAAACTCGTATTAATCAGGCAAATTTCAACAGGGATACACTCGACGGCCTCGGTGCGTCCGGTTACAAGGTGGACATTACAAAGATGCAAATGGTTGGCCTCCAGTACACGTGGTACGGAGCGGGTTTCGTCGATTTCATGATGCGCGGTTCCGACGGTAACTGGGTGTATGCTCACCGTTTCCGTAACAACAACGTGAATGACGAGGCGTACATGCGCACGGGCAATCTTCCGGTTCGGTACGAGCTCATCAACGAGATGTCGGCGGCAATCTCCACGCTCAATGGCCAGATTACAACCACCACGTCAAACATCCTGCTCAACGATGACACGACATACTGGCCACCATACGGTACGGTACTCATCGATTCGGAGCTCATGTCGTATACGAGCAAGGGTGCATTCGCACTGAACGGTCTGACCCGATCTGTTCCGTTTAGATATATGATTAATGACTCACCTCGTATGTTTGTAGCAGGCGCAGCAACGAGCCATGCTCCCAACTCGACTGTTTTGCTTACGAGCATCACAGCTACACCAAGCTTGACACATTGGGGGTCGGCTTTCTTGATGGACGGCTCTTACGATCAGGACCGTGGATATTACTTCAGTTATTCAAACACATACACATCAAATATCACAATCACACAGGAACCCTTGCCACTCTTCCTTCTGCGCCTCGCACCAGCAGTGAGCAACGGTATCATTGGTGATATCGGAGACCGCGACCTGCTGAATCGTGCTCAGCTGCTTCTGCAAAAGCTGGAGGTGGCTTCAAACAAGACGATCAACGTCACAGGTGTCATCAATCCTGTCGGATTTACGAGTATCACATGGCAGTCTGTAAATTCGGCAGCCACTGGTGGTCAGCCTAGTTTCTGTCAAGTCAGTAATAATTTCACATATCAGGGATCATACACGGGTGGCGAGCGCATTCTTTCAACAATTTCAGGTGCAAATTCAACAAATTTTATCGACCTGTCACAGCTCAAGGAGCTTACGGGTGGCGTCATCGGTGGACCCAACTTTTTCCCAGATGGTCCCGACACTATCGCCATCTACGTGAAAAACGCCGACACGTCAAACGTGACACAGGCAATTGTCAACCTTTTCTGGGCGGAAGCACAGGCGTGAGGTTCTACTACATAAAGTCGTGAACCCTTAATTAAAAATGCAATTAAAACACCGGGGGCGATGTCACTATTGCCGCGCCCCACTTGACCCACATGTCGTCGTCTCGTCCATGTTCGAATATCTGCAGGTGCTAGCATGGACCTGTCTGACAAACACGGACGTGACTGCAAATGACACGTGGTTTAAAATTATGAATCTCAATAAAACAGTTCGGCTCTGTCGAGAATGCCATCGTCCACCAAAGACTTCGTTGAAGGATATCCTCAAGAGAGAGACGAGTGGTCTCAAACTCAGGGGTCCTGCAAGGAAAACTTGGAATGACGCCGAAATTCTGGAATGGTACAATGGAATCAGAACGTGCCCTCAGACGTTTTATGATATCGAGAATCCATTCATCTCGAGTAATGGGTTCGTGATCAAGTACGAATGAGGGCCTTCGTCCCGACGGGAACCAAAGGTTCCCTGACTTAAATCCCAGTAGATCCAAAACCCGCGGCACCACGTGCGGTGTTAATATCCGTACACTCGGTCGGAACCTCATTCACGTGGACGATGGTGAAATTCTCGAGAATCAGCTGCGCGATCCGGTAGCCTGGGCGGATGATGAATGGCTGACGCTCGTCCGTGTTGTGAATCACCACCTTGACCTCACCGGTATAGTCGGGATCAACCACACCCGCCAGAATGTTCAAACCGTGCTTCACGGCCAGTCCAGAGCGAGGTGCAATGCGACCGTAGGTTCCGGATGGGAGCTGCATAGAGATTCCGGTCGAAACGACCACCCGGTGGCCTGGTAGAATAACGTAGCTGTCAGCGGAGTACAAATCATACCCAGCGGCACCGTCCGTGGCGCGCGCAGGCAGAATTGCATGAGGAACCAGCTTGCTGACGTTGAGGGCCATTGTACCATATCATAAACTTATTTCTTTAATAATAGTAAGATGTCTCTCAAACAACTCGTAAAGACTGGATTTGGTCTTGGTCTCGGTATTGCTGCGGCACAGATGCTCTACCTGGCAGTTGGTCTCTTACTGCTTCTGTGGGGTGTGTCCCTCTTGAAAAAGGCGCGCCGCGGTCAGGGAAGCATGACCACCGCGTATTTCGTTCTTGCTTTAGGTGTCATCTTCGGGCTTGGTCTCGGTGCCGGATTTCTGTTGGATAACGCGATGAACAATTTTTAGATAAAAAGGTGAATATTTTATTCTGTAAGATGGCAATCAAGTCACTTCTGCTTGACATTGATGGGGTTATCGTTCGCGACAAGCTTTTGATGGCGCACGTCAAGGATAACTGTACCAAGTATGTCGCGTCCAAACTTCCCGAGTGCAAAAACCCCCGCGAGACGAACAAGCATCTTTACTTGTCGTATGGGCATACGGCGCGAGGGCTCCAAATGGTGTTCAATGTAGACACGAGCGATTTCAACAAGAAGGTGTACGATAAAAGTGTGTTGGAACATCTTGCGGATGTTATCTCGTCGAGTGATTTTCAGGAGGATGCAAAGCAGATTCACGAAATTACGCAAAATGGCTGGAACGTGACGCTCTTTACAAATTCACCCATTGAGTGGGCCAACCCTGTTGCGCTCGCAATCAGTGACGAGTTGTACATCAAGTGTGCCGGTCCGGATGCATCCAAGACGTATCTCAAGCCCGATTTGAATTTCTACAACGACTTTTCCAAGGTTCAGACCCACCTATTTGTTGATGACTCTTTGAAGAATCTCGGAACGGCACGTTGGATGCCGAATTGGCATCCTATTCTATTCTCCGAAGAGCAGAAAGAACCAAAGATGTGGTGTCCACAGGTGGATTCCATCTGGGAGTTGTGCATGTACGTCAACTCCGTCGATCAATGGATTCATGATGCGTAATTTTTTTGTTTGTATATATTAACATGCATCCAACAAAGAAGAGAGGTAGTCCCAATACGGCAGGTCTTAACGCATGGTCAAAGCATTTAATGCAGCTTCTTCAGGCTCAGGTCGAGATGCGTAGTCTCCATGAGGTTTCGAAAGCTTCTGGAATTCCACTTCTGAATTACAACAAACAGAAGAATAATATCAACAGACGGATTCGTGAAGCAGCCGCCACAGTCAATCATCTTCGAAAATTAAGATACGGTAAGTAGTATGGACCAGGTATGTCCTCTGTGTAAATCAAAAGATTTGATTCAAGTTTCAATCCGGTACAACAATAAACTTGGGTGGGTACTATGTGCAATGTGTGACGAAGTTGTCCACCCAGAGACGGGTGATGTTCTCCCGTCGACAAAAACATGCTGCTTTTAAAGATTTCAGTGCCGGTACAGCTAAGATGACGACTGTTCTCACGAGTGATGGTATAATTTTTAATTTTAATTCTAAATTGAAAAAGGATTGTAAGATGGTGTCCATGATCTTGGAAGATTGTGAGGATCATGGGATCATTCCACTTTCGAATGTAAATTCAGACGTGATGAAGCGAATTGTATTCTTCAACACGTCTGGACACCTGGAACATCACGACGACATGATCAACCTGATGCTCGCGTGTGACTACCTCAATTACGACGAGTTGCTCGACTACGCGGCAAGAATTGTGGCGGACAGTCTGAAGGGCAAGTCGGCAAGCGAGATTCGGTCATTTCTTGGAGTCGCAGGCTGATAAGGGGTTCGATTCCTAAATGTCAAATGACAGTAGACGAAATTATCGGAGGTCTCGTGTTCTTTAGCATTTTCGCATGTCTCGGAATGGTCCTTCTCGGTGTCATGAACCATCAGATTAATAGAATAGAGTACGTTCTGAATAAAGAAGACAAGTACGTAAACTAGTAATGGAGGTGATTCTAGACCGAATTGCAGCGTGGGCACCACGGCGACAAGTCTTTCAGCTGTTTGACATTGAGGATGAACCTCGGCACGTGGGGACATTTAGCACGCTCGAAAAGGCGAATGCATTTCTACCGGGAAGAAAC